TAAAAATATATAAAATAAAAATATATAAAATAAAAATATATAAAATAAAAATATATAAAATAAAAATATATAAAATAAAAATATATAAAATAAAAATATATAAAATAAAAATATATAAAATAATATAAAGATAATTTATATATATTATTAATAAATATTTTTTGTTATGTTACAAATTATTCCAGAAATAGAAATTAACAATTCATTTTTAAAAAATTTCCCAAATATTGAACTTTTTTATAATCATATTTATAAAAAAGTTTATAGTTATGAATATTTATTGGCAATACCAAAAGGAAATAAATCTTTTGTATGGTTCACTAATTATAATAATTTTCCTGTAGCAATATTAATAAATATATCAAATTCTTACAATAATTATGAAATAATAAATGCATATACAATAAACGTTCAATTTAATAATGATTTAACAAATGCAATATTTTATGGAACAAATCTAATAATTAATGAAAAATTATATTTTTTTATTGAAGAATTATTTAATTATAAAAATATTGATATGAATATTATATCTAACAAAAATTCATTTCTAACAAAAATTAATTGCATAAATAATATTTTAAAAAATGAAATATTTTTTTCAGATGAAAAAAATTCAATTATATTTGGAACACCATTAATTCATAACAATTATTCAAAATTATTGAATCTTATAAAAAATTCACCATATGAAATAAAAGAAATAACTTATATATTAAACGACACAGTTATTCACTCATATCATAGATATAAAAATTATTCTGAAAGTAATATTTTTAAAGTTTGCAAAACTAATCAAACAGATATATATAAATTATATTCAAATGATGAAAATCAAGAATATAAATTTCATAGTATTGCATTTATTCCTAACTATAAAACAAGCATAATGATGAATAAAATTTTTAATAAATTAAAAGATCAAAATAATTTAGACTATTTAGAAGATAGTGATGATGAAGATTGCTTTGAAAATGAAAAAGAAAATGAACAAAAAAAACAAGAAAATATTTTAATGATTTGTAAATTTAATTATAAATTTGAAAAATGGATTCCAATATCATTAGTTTTAAAATAAAAGATCTTCAAGATCTTTCAAATACCAATATTCACTTCCTCCATTTGGCATTGGTCTTCTAATTATAAAAGGAATTTTTTTCTCTTTTAATTCCATTTGTGCTATTACATATCCATCAATAACTCCTTCAGGAACTTTAATAAATGGAGTTGCACCAGAATTTATTTGTTTTGCTCTCAATCCTAATATTCTAGCACGTTCATATTTTGTTAATTGTGGTATTGTCATATGTAAATCATCAATTATAATTCCATTAACATCTCTCATAACTTGACACATACTTAATACTTCATTATAATTATGAACTATGCATTCTGGATGATAATCAACTATATAATTTTTACTTATACCTTCATTAAATTTTTGCAAATAATTTTTATCATCATCGTCATCGTCATCATCATCATCACTTTCATTTTCTATTATATTTTTTTTATTATTTGATTTATTGCTTTTTTTAGCTGTTGTTTTTTTATTATTTGTATTATTTGCATTATTTGTGTTATTTGTGTTATCTTTAGTTTCATAATTATCTTTAGTTTCATAATCATATTTATTTTCATTATCAACTAATTCATCTTCATCTTCTTCATCTTCGATTTCATCTCCATCTTCATTATCATAATTATTGTCTTCATCATTTTCACTATCATTATCTTCATCTTCATCTTCATCTTCATCTTCATCTTCACCATCTAAACCTCCACCATTTAAATCATTTTCATCATCAGATTCATTTTTTATTCTTTTAATATTTATTGGTTTAGAAGGAGCAATAAATTCATCATCACTTTCATCATATAAATCGTCATTATTATTTAAATATTCATCATCATCATCATAGTATGACATTTTATTATATATTAATTATTATTTAAATATTTTTAAATAATATTTCAATTTTTTATTTCATTTATTTTTATTTAATTTTTATTTAATTTTTATTTTTAAATAAAAAATATAAAAAAATAAATTATAAATTGTATAAAATTAAATTACTCATAAAATTAAATAAATAACAACTAAAGTTCAATCATTTATTTTCTTCCATTTTCCAAACAGTATCACATGTAGAACATAACGAAACATATTTCATATTTTTATCATCATATCTTATATATATTATTTCTCTTAAATTATTATTTGGATTGATGTTTGTGGGACATTCTTCATTGGGACATAATATATTATTTACTCTTGGCAATGTTGGATCTAATTTTGTATATTGATTAATTATATGACTGAATTCTTGTTCTGATTTTTTTAAAATACTTTTTAAAATGAAAATATTATCAGGATTAGATAACATGGTTGAATTTGTATTATCATCACGATCTCCACAATTTCTGCAATAATAAATTAAACTATTTTGAGTTTCAGAATCAATTGCAATATAATACATATTTTGGCAAATTTTACAGAAATGCATGTTATATATTATTTAAAAATTATTATATTATTTTTAAATTATTTTTATAAATTATAAATTAAAATATTTATAATTTATTTTCAATTTTTTTTATAAAAAATAATTTGTTATAAACTATAAAACATTAAAAATATTAAAATATTAAAATTATAAAGTTTCATCATTATGAATAATTAATGATACATTCATCCATTTGCCATTTGAAGTTATTGGACCAAACTTTTTATTCATAAAATCTTCTAAATCTTGCAATTTTGGAACTCTTCCTTCTCCAATATTTTCAATATACCACATTTTAAAATTATTATTTAATTCGGTTTTCTTTATAAATGATCCATCTTCTTTCTTGACATTTGAATTAACATATTTTGAAAAAGAATCTTGATTTTCTCTATATTTATTTGATGCTTCAATAACTTGTGCACAATCGATAACTTCACCATCAGTTTTAGATGCTATATCTACTAACATACCAATAAATATTGGTGCCCACATAGATAATTTTTCTTTTAATGTTTTATCTTTTGGATAAATATAATTATTTTCATGATAATGAATTTCTCCTTCACTTATAAATTTTGACATAAAATTGACTACTTTCATTCTTCTCCATGTTCCATCATCATTACTTTTAATTTTTGGCAAAACATTTGTACAAACAACTAAACTAAATTGTGGAACAAATGTTTCACTTTCAGACCAAAGTGCACGTCCTTGTAATGGTTCAGTTGCACTTGTAATTTCTTTCATTATTCCTTCATTCATTGTAACTCCAGAAGTTAATTCTTGCATTACTGCATATCTTACACCTTTTAATGCAACTATTTCAGATGTTGTTCCACCAATGGCAGATCTTTTATCTGTAATTAAATTTACTGGAACAGTTCCTTTATAATCTCCTAAACCAAGAGACATTAATTCTGTTAATATTGATTTACCATTACTACCTGAACCTTTATAAATATTGAATACTTGTTCTCTTTTAATTCCTATTAATGTAGAAGCTAAATGGTCCCACATATAACGACATAGTTCTGGCTCTGGAAATAATTTATTCATAAAATCACGAATTTCTGAATAAACTGCTGATAATTCTAAGTCAGTTTCATCATATTTAATATAAGTAGTTCTTGTTGATTTTGTAATATAATCATTTGGATAACCGTCTCTAAATTCTTTGTTTTTAAAATCATAAACACCATTTTCAAAACAAAGCAAATATGGATTTGAATCCATATTTTTAATAAAATCGCTGTCAAAGAATAATTCAGATGCTTCACGCATAATTTTATTTTTATGTCCTGAATCTTTAAATTTTATACAAATATTTGCAAGTTGTTTTATTTTTCTTTGTATATTTCCGTGTGTTTCATCACTTGGTTCAAAATTTTGAACTTCTTGAAGCATTTGACTTTGCTTATCTGAATATAATTGAAATAATCTAGTTGATATATATTTTCTCAATGTTAAGCCATCATCTTTTTCCCATCTATGATTTTTAAACATGTACCATGTACTTCCATTTTTTAAATTTACACAAATAAATTTGTCTTTATACATATAATGTAAAATTGTTGCATAATCCCAATCACCAGCACTGAACATAGTATTTTCAATATAACTGTCAATTGTGTTCATTTTTACTTTTTTATATTCTTCAAAAGCATCTTGTTTTGCCCAATACATGATAGATTTATAAGTTATTCCATTTTCTTTTTTACTGAAATGAGACCATTGACGGTATAAATTAGGAATATCAGAATAATCAAAATCATTTGCTTTTGTTCTTAATTTTACCCATGATAAGAATAATCTTTCATCTTTATGTTTTAATCCAAAAGCAACTTGTCTATTTAATAAATGACTTGAACCAGATTTATAATATTTTTCAGGTAATATTTGTGTATATTCATGAAGTTCTTTTATTGAATATTCATTTGTTTGTAAATTATCCATTATCATACTAATAGCATCATCCAAATCTTTTTGATTTGATATTCTACTATAAAAATTATTCATATCATTAAAATTATATTTTAGTTTGCTAAATAATAATTTTGTATTTTCAGTTGTATTTATTAAATCATTTGATAAATTTTCATCTATATTTGATTTTTTTTTATTTTCAGATTTAATTTTAAAATTCAATGGTTGTTTTCTTGAATTATATTCATTTTCAAAATTTGGATTAATTTCATATGTTTCATAAATACAATTTGCTGATATTTTTTCAATTAAATTTTTATTTTTTATCTTATTATCATTTATATATTCAAAATCATTTTCTTCTTCTGAAAATATAACATTTATTTTTGACACTAATTTGTAAGGTTCATTGTATGGTTTTTTAGAACCATACATTTGCCATCCAGTTGTTCCTTGGACAATAGTTTTATCTATAACATCATCAAAATCATTTTTTAATTTTAAGTTATTTAAAATTGATGGCAATTCTTTTAATATTTTTTCACGCAATATAATTTGCATTGTTCTATCCATGTTTATTCCAATAACCATATGAATTCCATCTTTCGTTACATTTGGTAATCTATTTACGTTATCCTTTTCCAATACATAAATTGGAAAAGTATCACCATCATTGAATTTTAACATTTTTTTTATTTGATTTGAATATTCTTGAACAATATCAGACATATTTTGGTCAGTATGTTGTTTAGTTGTAACATCAGTATCATATTTAAAATCAAAATCTATTAATATTGGACCACATTCACGATTTTGAATTTCTGTCAAATATTCATCATTTTTTCTTACAAAAACATCATTATAATATAATTCATAAAATATTGGTAATTCATCTTTATCTATGTGATAATTACCACCAAAAATTTTTTCATTTGGATCATTTTCAGATTTTGGATAATATCCAATTCTTGTATGTGTTGTTTCTTTATTAAGTTCTTTAGCCCGATGATTGTAAAGAAATGTTTTAAGATCTGAATATGTTTTTTCCATAATTATTGATATAGTATGTAAAGATATTTCTAATTCATTTTTTTTTCAATTTTTATTTTTTAAATTTATGAAATTAAATAAGAATAATAGTAATAAATAATTTAAAAAAATATTTTTATTGAATTGTTTTTTATATTTTTCATTTTTTTGAAATTAATATATTTTTTTAAAATTTATATATTTTTTTGGAATTTATATATTTTTTTTGAAATTAACATATTTTTTGAAATTTATATATTTTTTGAAACTTATATATTTTTTTGAAATTTATATATTTTTTGAAATTTATATATTTTTTGAAATTTATATATTTTTTTTGAAATTAATATATTTTTTTGGAATTTATATATATTTTTTTTGAAATAAGTCAATTATATTTGTCAAAATTATTTTAAAAGTAGTTGCCATTTTATAAAAAATAAATAGTAATATTGTTAATATTAAAATGATATATAAAATCATAAAAAAAATATTAAATTTATTATTATAAATGTAAAATGTTAGATGTTGTATTACAATTGGATATAAAAAAAACAATGCAATTGGAATTCCAAAATAAAAAATTAATTTTTTTGTATCATTTGGAAAACAAAAAATCATAAAAATAATTATACAAAAATAATAAATGTATAATAAAAATTTTCCCCATAATTTAATTCTATCTGTTGATATATCTGTATAATATGCTTCTCTACTATTTACACCAAGTTCTCTGAATTCATTACTTAATTTTTTATTTATAAATAATTGTAGTTCTGGATATTCATCCAAACATGATCCATTTGTTTTTAATGTTGTTACATATAAAGAATTCATTATTGTTGCATTTTTAATTTGTTCATTAAATTCATTCATCAATTCTTCTGAAATAATTTTTGCATTTTCATTTAATTCATCATTTTTTATTTTTCTATAATATTCTTCACCATAGGTATAAACATAATATTTTTTTTTATTATTTTCTAATTTTTTTGAAGCATTTTTTAAATTATCTTGTGATTCTGAAAATTTCTGATATAATTCCTGACTTTTTTTATTTTGTTGACATTCTTCATCACAATCAACATATTTAGAAGCCATTTCAAGTAAATCATTTATTTTTTGATTTTTCATTAATTGAGAAATCATTAATTGTTCTGGAGAAGTATTCATAATGTTATAATATATTACTATAATAAATAATAATTATAAAAAATATATATTTTTTTTATAATTTATGTATTTTTTATAAAAAAATAAAATTTATAAAAATTTTTTAACCCCCTTTTGAAACTGAAAATTTGATTTTGGACATTTTTAGCAAAATACTTACGCTAAAATATTATTATATTTGACATCATTTTAAGTAAGAAAATAATTTTTCATTAATTATTTTTGTTACCATAATTTAGCAAAATACTTACGCTAATACTTCCATATTTTTGTTAAAAGATGTGACCATTTCAGTAACATATTATATTGTATTTTAACAAAAGTTGAGACTGTGTTGGTAAGCGTAAGTATTTTGCTAAAAATGTCCAAACTTAAATTTTCAGTTTCAAATGGGGGTTAAAAAAAATAATCCACTTTTCACTTTGCTGGGCTTCCAAAATTTTTAATGGTTTTGAAAAAAAATCCTAAATATATATACAAAGAAAAAATTATATATATTTTAACGCATTTATATTTTACAATTAATTTTTATTTTAATTATTTTTGCAAAAATATAATTTTGTTAAAATATAAATGACATATGGATTTATTATAATTCGACATGTAAATTCTGAAGAAACAAATAAATATTGGAATCAAAATGTTAAACTTATCAGAACACTTTATCCAAACAAAAAAATTGTTATTATTGATGATAATAGTAATAATGAATTTTTAAAATCAGATAATAATTATGAAAATTTAACAATTATACAATCAGAATATCCTAAAAGAGGTGAATTATTACCATATATATATTTTTTAAAATATAGATGGTTTGAAAATGCAGTTATTATTCATGATAGTGTTTTTATACATAAAAGAATTCCATTTGAGATTTTAAGATGTCCTGTATTGCCATTATGGCATCATCCGCAAGATAAAGAAAATATTCAAAATACTGTGAGATTAGTTACAGGATTAAAAAATAATCTTAAATTATATTCTAAAATATATGGAAAAGAACCACAAATATTAGGATTTAACAATGATAAATATAATATTTGTTTTGGTTGTCAATGTTTTATTAATTTAAATTTTTTGGATAGATTAGAAAGAAAATATGGAATAACAAGACTTGTCAAATTTGTTAATTGTAGAACAGATAGATGTACTTTAGAAAGAATACTTGGACTATTATTTTGTGAAGAATATCCACAATTAAAAAATATTAAATCATTATTTGGAGAAATAATTAAACATTATAAATCATTTCAATATAATTATTCTGATTATATAAATGATTTCAATAATAAACGAATTTATCACAGTGTTGTAAAAGTTTGGACTGGAAGATAAAATATATATTTGAAAAATAAAATATATATTTGTAAAAACAACTTAAAGATAAAATTATAAATTTAATGTCTTTAATTTTTATGCAATTAAAAATATTTATTATATTTTTAATAATTTATAAAATAAAAATAAATTTGTTGATAAACATGTTAAATACATTGGCACATTTAAAATTAAAAATTCATGTGGTATTTTTTTATTGTTAGTTTTTACATAAAATTCGTTAAAAGAATTTAATGTTGTACCAAATAAATAAATTGAAGAAAATAAAATAGTTGTATAAAAAAAAATATTTATATTTATATTATGTGTGTGATATATCATATTATTATATAAATAAAATAATATTTTTAAGTTTATTTATGTAATAATATTTTATTCATTAGAATGGTGGATTATCAATAAAAACTAATGGTGATGTTTCCATTTTTACTATTTTTTCTACTTCAGGAGTAAATTGTTGAACTACATAAAATCCACAAATGGAAGATAAATAAACTAATAATCCTTCTTTAATCATTTGTTTTGGAGATTTAATATTATTTAAATTATTTTCATCTTCATTTGATTTATAATATTTTGTTTCTAATAAATTTAAAATTATATATATAAATGATATAGCTAATGCTACTAAAAATATATTTTTCATAATTAAAATATATTTTTACAAATAGTATTGTTTTTTAACGCAATATTAAAATGGAACTTCTTCAATATCCAATTGTATATTTTCTTCTTTTTCTTTTCTAGCCTCAGGATACAAATCATTTATATCTAACAATTTATCTAAATCTACTTCATCATCCAATATTGTTAATTTTTCATCATCTTCATCATCATCATCAGCCATTGCCTCAGCTTTTCTTCTTGCGTTATACTCTTCACTTTTCATTTCTAATGTTTTGATATCTTTTGGAGCTTCAATAATTTCTTTTTTTCCATCAGTTGTTAAAACTGTATCAATATTATTAAAAGATAATCTATTATTAACATTGTTAATAGTACCATCATTATTATCATTATCATAATTTGATGGTATTTCTTTAATTATTTCTGCTGGTTTATCTAAATGTTTTGGTAATTCAATTGGTTTTTCCTTAATTTCTTCTATAACATCTTCTTCAATTGTTTCATCCATGTAAGCCTTGAGCAATTCAGCAACTGGGATATTTTCTCGTATTGTATTCAATATACATTCTTGAACTATTATTTCTAACTCTCTATTATTTTTTTGAGTTTCTAATGGTGTTACTTTAACTTCAAATAAATATACATTTTTATATATTTTTCTTGCAACATTTATATATACTTTATGAATAAAATCATCTAATTTAGGTATATTTATATTAATTTTTTTTTGATATTGACCTACACGCATTAATGTTAATAATTTTAATTGAATTATATGAATGCATGTAACTAAATCTTCTAAATAATTGCAACAACTTTTTTCAATTATTCTTTTTGTTTCTTTTTCAATTATTGTTCCATTCCATTTTGGTATTCTTATAATAAGATTTTGAAATGTTAATAAATATTTATCCATTTCACGATTTTCTTTGCACATTTTATAAGCTTCATCAAAAATTGATCTAAAACCTTCAATTATTAAAGGAGTTAAAATTACCAATAAACGAGCTCCCCATTCATTTTTAGATTCATGCAACGCACTTACATTAAAATCATCCATAATTTACTTTAATTATATTTTTTTTATTTTTTTTAATTTTAAACTAATATATTTTTAATAAAAGTATAGCAAAAATATATTTATACTTTTAAGAAAAAATATATTTTTTTAATAATATATATTTTAATAAATAAAATGTCAATTGAAAATTATATTTCTAAAATTTTAAATAATGATGATGACAAATCTTATGAAATTATTGCATATTTTAAAATAAATAATTTAATTGATGAAAAATTTATTTTTAAATACATAAAAAAAATGTTCATAGAAAATAAAGAATTGCAAAAACATTCTAATAATGTTAAATCATTTTATGAAATAAAACATAATGAAGATTATAACATATATTTAAAAGAATTGTTGAATAAACCTTTACCAAAAAATAAAATTTTTCATTCAATAATTTGTATTAATAATGAAAACGAACAAAATAATAATAATGAAAATATTGTTATTGTTAAAGTAAATCATGCTTATTTTGACGGTTATACCTTAATAAATATGTTAGTAAAAGCATTATCAACTGAAAATATTAAAATTATTCATAAAACACCTCATTATAAATCAATGTATTATTATGTATTTGGAACATTTTTAATATTTTTTATGGAAATGTTTATTATAAGTAAAATATATATTTCTAAAATAATTGATACATTTGCTAATATGTTTTTTGGAAATATAAATATAAATCAAAACATAAGAATAAATAAAAATGCAAATTCAGAAATAAAAAATGATTTTGATTATATTATTTGCAAACCATTAAATTTGCAAAAAATAAAAAAAAAATCAAAAAAATGTGGAATAACAATTAATGATTTTTTACATTCATTGATGATTAAAACTGATAAATTATATAATAATGTTAATAAAAATATTTTTGTAGGATTTCCAATTAATATAAATAAAATGGAAAATAAATTAAATTTTTGTATGCTTTTAAACATGTTTAATAATTCATATGATAATTTGGAACTTTTAAAACAAGTTAATGAACGATTTAATAATTTTAAATATTCACTATATGTCCCATTTTACACATCATTTACTAATTTTATTGGAAATTTTATTGATGTTGAAACATTATTATATTTATATTCAATAACTATGGAATATGTTGATTATTCATTTACCAATATTATTGGGCCATCAAATGAAGAATTAAAAAAAACAGGTTTAAATATTAATGACATGCACTTTTTATTGAGACCAAAAAGAAATGAAATTATTTATAGTATAATATCATCAGGCAATGATATTAATGTAATATTAACTTTTAAAAATGGAGTAATTAAAAATACAACAGAATTTGAAAATTGTATTTATGAAGCATATAATGAATTAATTAATGCATAATTTATAAAAGTATTTAAAGAATAAAAATAAAAATATAAATTATTAAAATGATTTCATCACATATAATGGGAGGATTGGGAAATCAATTATTTCAAATTTTTACCACAATTTCATTATCAATTGATAATAATATTAGTTTCTGTTTTTCTGATAAAGAAAAATTATGTTCCAAAAGAAATGCGTATTGGAATTCTTTTTTATTATTATTAAAACAATATTTAAGATCTGATGAATTTTTAAACAAAGAATTTATTCCAAATTGTCTTTTTATAAGAGAACAATCTTTTAATTATGTTGATTATAATAATTTAATTTTAAATATTTTAACAAATTCATCAAAAAATATATATTTATATGGTTATTTTCAAAGTTATAAATACTTTGAAAAAAATTATCAAGAAATTTATAATTTATTGAATATTAATCAACAAAAATATAATTTATTAGAAAAAATTTCTTCAGTAAATGTTTTAAAAAATCCATTAAATTTACAAAATAATTTTATTTTTGAAAATGATTTACAATTATATAATAATGTAATTAGTATTCATTTTAGATTGGGAGATTATAAACAAATACAAAATTGCCATCCATTAATGACAACAAAATATTATTTAAATTGTTTAAATTATCTATCATCACAATTGTGTGATATTAATTCATATAAATTTTTATATTTTTGCGAAAATAATCTAGATGATATCATGATTGTTTCAAAAATAATAAATGATATTAAAAAAAAATATCCAAATATAGAATTCATAAGACAAGTTGGATTGGAAGATTATGAAGAAATGATGTTAATGAGTTTATGCAAACATAATATCATACCAAATAGTTCTTTTAGTTGGTGGGGAGCTTATTTTAACAGCAATGAGGATAAAATAGTGACTTATCCAAGTGTATGGTTTGGAAAAGATTTGGCACATAATGATGTTAGTGATTTATGTCCTGCAAATTGGATCAGAATTGATTGTTAAAAATAATTCCGTTGCAAAAATAATTCCGTTTCAATAATAAATTACATGAAACTAATATTTTCTAAACTTGTTGTTAAATCGACGAATCCAAAATTTATTATAAAATAAATTAATAATTTTTCATTTCTAAATTCACTTTTTATTTTTTCAAAAGTGAATAATAAATCATATTTTCTATTTTCATTTATTTCAATCATATTATTTTCTAAAACTTTTATTAAATCTAATGCACTATAACCATCATTATAAATTTTATCAGAAAAATCCATTATCATTTTTTCATTGTAAAAATTTTGTTCTGAAATAGAATTAACTAATCTAAATAAGCGTTCATTATTTATATCTTCAATATTAAAATTTTGCAAATTATTATATTTATATAAATTATCAATTAAAACGCCATTTAATATAGGATGAGGAACATATATTTCACAAAATCTTGATAAAATTGGTTTTAATAATTTATTTTTATCTTCAACAACAATAAAAAATCGTGTATCATGACTAAATAATTCAATACATCTTCTTAAAGCAGATTGCGCATCTATTGTTAATTTGTCAGCATTAAATAATACTATAGTTTTAAATGTTTCTCCATTATTTGAATTTATATTTGTTTTTGCAAATAATTTTAATTCTTCTCTTATAAATTTTATACCTTTTCCATGAGCACAATTTACATACATAACAAAATTTTTTATAATATTTGAATTATTATCATAAATCATATTTATGAAATCATTTACTATTTTACTTTTTCCTGAACCAGAAGAACCATTAAATAATAAATTTGGTATTTTATGTATATCATAAAAGTATTTTAATTTTAATTTTATATTTTCATGAATATTCAATTCTTGCAACATTTATAATTTTTAATAATATAAATTATAATTTTTATATTGTTTTTAATTTATATGTTAAACCAATTATTATTAATATTCCAATAAAAATTTCTAAATTATAATAAAATTGTTTATCGTGAATGTCCTGATAATCTTCATTTAAGATTTTTGAAGCTTTATTTTTATCATTTAAATTTACTAATTCATTTTTAGATAATTCATATAATTCTTTACTTTCAGATAAAGATTTTATATTATCTCGATTTCTTTCATAATAATCTATTATTCCTTTTTTAATATTATTTGTTAAATCATATAGTTTACTATTTATTTCTTGTAATTGACTTTTACTTGTATATAAATTATTTTCATATGTATCAATTTTTGGATTTAAATTATAATTTACATAATTTTTTTTAAAATTTTTTAAAGCAAAATTAAAAGATTTTTTTAAATTATTTATTTTTTCTGAAGAATCATATTCACTTCCATTTTGATTTATGTTTGACATTTATATTTTATAAATATATATATTTTTTGCAATATATATTTTTATAATAAAAAAAATTAAATTGATACACAAATACGATAATAATTTGCAACCATTGCTGTTTTACTTGGTCGTTGAATTTCACAAACTTCACCAGGTTTTATAAATATTGCCTTTGCAACTGGATCAAATCTTGACAAATCAGGCCAATTTTCATCATTTACAATGTTATATTTTTTTCTAATTAAATCTTTTTCATCACTTGATAATATTCTATGTGGTGGAACTAATACATGTTTCATTACGTTAAATTTTAATCTTTTTAATGATTGAACTATTATAAATATTTCATCTTTTTCCCAAATATGTTTGACTGTTGTATTTATTGTATCATTTGGTTCATTTTCAGAAATTATATACAATGTATCTGTTGGTTTTAATTTTTCTTCAACAACATATAATTCATCTATTAAACTATATATTTTTTGATATGTTAATTTACCAGGTAAATAATAATGAACATACATTTTTTTATTTAATTCAACATTTTCAACCAAAATATCTAACATTTGATTTTCATATAAAGCATTAATTTCGTTCAAATCGAAATTTTTATAATTTTGAACATTATAATTTTGTGACTCTAATTGTTCTAAAATAATTTCTCTTGATTTATATATTGATGATATTAAACTACTTTGATTACTCATTTTAATATAAAATTATATATTTATTTTTATATATTATTTTTATAATTTGTATTAAAAAAATAATATAAATTAAAATTATTCAATTTTTTATATTTTTATTTTTATTCATATTTTTATTTTTATTTATATTTTTTATTTATATTTTTACATAACAATTTTTTTTACATTAATTTTGCTATTTTCATTTGTATTAATATTATTACTTATATTACTCATATTTTTGTCATTTATATCATCTACTTTAAGACTAAAAGGAATTTTATCATCATTTCTAATTATTTCTTCTTTTTCTTCAATATTTCCACCAATTGTTTTTAATGTTTCTCCTGCTTTAATATATGCACCTCCTAATGCATCATATTTAAATTTTTCTGGTAATGTAACAAACATAGAATTTAAATCATTTGAATTACCACCATCCATAATACTAGATTCTTCAAATAAGTTTGTACCTGTTTCAGAAATTTTTTCTATTATTTTTTTCATTGTATCAATTAAAATATTATCTTCCAAATTGTTTATTAATCTTTGTTTTTCAGGAGATAAAGATGTAAATATTTTTTTAAATAATTCATTTCCTTCAATTAATGGATTTAATTGATTATTTTCTGAACCTCCTCTCATTGATGTTGATAATGTAGTTGATAATGTTGTTCTTGATTGTTGTAAATTTCCATTTATTATTATAAATGTAAAAATTGGTTTATCAGCTAAAATAAAATTTTCAAGAGTTATTTGAATTCCTAAATTTTGAAAATTACTAAACTTGTAATTTAATGGAACTTTAAATATAAATAAATTTGCCCTGTTAGAAAATTTTTGATAAAAATTAGCAATTTCAATTCCACTTAAATATAGTGATAAATTATTATTAGTTTTATAATTTTCACCCCATGGAGCATCTATATATATCACATCTTGTTCATTTCCTAATGTTTCAGTAACATCACTATTATATATTTTTACATTGTTCAATTTAAATTGCATTATGTTATTTTCTAATGCTGAATAATTTACTGGATCTAATTCATAAGAATTTACTGATTTAAAATTTAATGCTAAATTGATTGTATCTGATCCTATATTTGCTGTTCCATCAGTAACAATTGTATTGAATGGTTCCTTTTCAATATTGTTCTTTATTATATTTACTAGTTGTTCTGAAGCAACATTTGCTGAAGCACTGTATATTCCAACATTTGTTGTAAGTAATTTAGTATAATCAACATTATCTTTATTTGGAAAAATGTGTTTAGCATCTTTTTCTGATAAAGAAATTATGGAATTTCCATTTTTAAGTTGATTTATTGATCGAATTTTATCCTTATTTTTGTCTTTATTATACTTTGTGTATGTTTTATAAAATTCATCTGTTTTTTTATTTATTGTTGCATTAACATATTTTTTCAACATTTCTCCCATGCTTTCTTTATCCATATTTTCAGTTATGCTTAATAATTTATTTATATTATTTGATTGATATGATAAATTTAATAATTGATCTACATTTTGATCTGTTATAATCCTCAATTGAATTCCCATAACTTGTAATTCTTGTATTAATAATTTGAATGAATATGGTATTTTAACTATACTAAATGACCTTCCAAATTTACTTATTGAATTTATGACGGCTTTAGTTTTACTTTCTATTTCATATCTTAATGGTCCATCAGCAAATGGACTTAAGAATAATTGTTGTTCTTCATTATATATTGCTATTGCACCAGTTTTATTACAAATTGCCATTTTATATTGATCTCCTCTAACCATAAATGAATCATTTAAAAATTTTGACATGCCATGTCCCATTATTCCATCACGTTCCATTTCTCCAATTCTTAAACCACCATCATTTGCACGACCTTGATTTGTTTGTCTTGTTAATGAACTTCTTTTTCCAGTTGAACGATAATTAATTTTATCTTTAACCATGTGCTTTAAACGCATATAATATGTAGGTCCAATAAATATTTCAGAATATAATTGCTCTCCAGTTATTCCACTGTACAATATTTCATTTCCAGATTTATGATAACCATGTTTAACCAACAATCCACCATATATATCATAATTTGAACCTTTTGAAGAATAAGCAGTACAATCACCAAAACATCCATTTATTACACATAACTTACCAAATAAACACTCAATCAATTGACCTATTGTCATACGTGATGGAATTGCATGAGGATTAATTATAATATCTGGCCTAATTCCATCAGAAGTAAATGGCATATCTTCTTCTGGAATTAAAAGACCAACTGTTCCTTTTTGGCCACATCTTGAAGCCATTTTATCACCGATTGCTGGTAATCTTTCTTCACATATACGAACTTTTGCTATTCTAAAACCTGATTCACCTTCTGTAACAAATGATTTATCAACAACTCCAAGTTGTCCTTTTTTTGTAGTTACTGAATTATCAATTGAAATTCCTTTATTTTCGCTTGATTTAGTTACTTGTCCTATTAAAATAATTTTATCATCAATTATTGTTCCTTCTTTCACTAATCCATTCTCATCTAATTTACTATAATCATATCCATCTTTTAATCCTTGAATTCCTGTTTTATTTTCAATATTTGTAAAATAACTTTCTACTGATGAACCCATTACTTTTGTGCTTTCTTCATATCCTACATATGATGTATAATATGTTGTTCTAAAAAGACCTCTTTTAACTGATCCTTCATTTATTAATATTGCATCTTCTACATTATAACCAGTATAAGACATAATTGCTACAACAGTATTTACACCATACGACATTTCTTCATTATTTATATATTCTAAATATTTTGATTTTATTAATGGTATTTGTCCATAATTCAAAACTACACCCATTTTATCCAAACGAACTTGATAATTTGAATTATAAAGTGATACAGCTTGACGACTTTGACCACATGAAAAACAATTACGTGGAAATTGATTAGCTTCAGGATAAGTAATTGAATTTCCCATAACACCAAACATTAATGATGGTTCTATTTCGCAATGAGTATAATATTTTTGTTTAATATTTATATTTACATTTGAATTTTTATATGATTGTGTTGTAATTAATGACGAATCCTCAATTGAATCATTTATTATTAAATCTTCAATATTTGTTGCAATTAAAGAACATTCTTCTTCTGATACATCTAAATATTCTAAAATTGAACTATTTTGTTCTAATTCTTCATCTGATACATTAGTGTATAAATCATTCTCATTAAAATAAATTATATTATTACGAATATTAAAATTTTCATCAAATTTATTTTTAATTCCTGAAATTAAAGATGACCACTTAATTTCACCTTTTTTAATTTTTGTTTTCATATCATCCGTAATATTTTCAAAAGACCATTTATCATAATTTATTATATTTAATGCATAATTATATTTAATTTTTCTGTAAAATATTGGTCTTATTAAACGACCACCATCAGTATAAATATATATAGTATTTGTTTGATAATGAAATAATATACTTGTATATACTGGTATCAATCCATTTCGTCTGTATAATTTCATTTTTAATACTGAATTTATTGGATCATCTACAACTCCAATCCAATTTCCATTAACAAATACTTTTGTATAACTTGATAATGTTTTTGGTGTACATTCAGTAATTAATAATAAATTTAAATTATATCTTATCCATCTTATAATTCCAAAAGAAGAAAATTTATTTGTTATTGTTGCACTTATAGCCATATGTTTATGCAAACCAATATTACCACCGTCAGGTGTATCAACTGGATCTATAATACCCCATTGAGAACTATGTAATAAATGTGGTGCAACTATTTTAGCTGTTGCAGGTAAATCTAAATTAATTTTTCTTAAATGTGATATAAATGTAAACCATGATAAACGATTCAAATCTTGAACTAATCCTAATCTTTTTGTTTGTTCTGTTGCACCCCAATTTCCTTTAAATGCTTTTTTGAAACCACTTTCAATAATTCTTTCTTTAAATATATCTTTTTCATTTTGTGTTATAAGAGATGTTAAATTTGTATGATAATCAATTGTACCATAATACCATAACTTATCAATTACAAGTTTTATGTGTTGTTTTTGTAATAAATAATATTCACGAAATAAATCATAAATTAATGATCCTGAAGTTTCAATTCGTTTAAATTTAAAATTATCACGATCAGTTGGTTTCTCTTTTTCTGTGAAAACACGCAAAATTTTATAAACCATAAACCCAATGTAATATGCTTTATTTATAAAATTATCTTCTCCAATATGAGGTAAAAAATAATTCATTAAAATATTTTGTATTGAAGAAATTGTTTGAGCTTTTGTGAATTTTGACATAAACTCTAATGCCAATTCTTGATTAAATATTTTATTTGCATCATGTATTGAAGGAATAAATAAATCAATCATATCACTATTTTTATCTAAATCTAATAAACAACATTCAATAATACTTCTATCTGATATTATACCTAATGCTCTCATAAGAATAAACAAAGGAATTGGTTTTTTTACATTTGGAATATCAACAACAATTTGATTATTTGAATATTTTGAATTTGGACCAATAATTTTAACAGATGTGTATCTAATTGGTTTTGAACTGTCTTCTGACACTGAATGAACTTCACATGAATGACTATATAGTTCATCTTCTTTATTTTTTCTTACATAAAGCATATTATCACCAAATTTTTCTTGACATAATATGACTTTTTCTTTTCCATTTATTATAAAATATCCACCTAAATCATTTTTACATTCACCCATATTATACCTAACTTCAGTACTTAAACCTTTTAATATACACAAATTTGAATGTAACATTATTGGAAAAGTTCCCAAGAATATTTTTGATAGTGTTATATTTTTAGACACAAATTCCCCACTTTCATCTGTGTATTTGACATCAATGTCAATATCATAATGAATAGTAATTCCATATGTCATATTTCTAAGTCTTGCATCATTTGGATACATATAATGAACAAAATTTTCTTTTGAATTATTATAATTTGAATCATCATAAATTATTGGTTTTCCAAAATATATTTTATTTCCATCTTTTCCTCCCATATAAAGAAGACATTCAGATAAAGTATTTTTGTCTTTTGCTTTTCCATCTTCATCAATCATTCTCTCAACAAAACGAATTGGATTATTTTCAACAAAAATTTGATATATTCCTTTGCTAAAAAAATCATTGTATGAGTCAATATGATGACTTACTAAATTATAAGGATTATCCTTAAAATAACGATGTATTATGTCCCATGAAATACTTTTAAAATCATCCATTATATTATTATATAAAATGCTTTTTTTATTATTTTTTTTAAATAATGTATATTACTTTTAAACAAAAAATAAATATATATTATTTTAAATAATATATATTTTAACTTAAACATTTAAAAAAATAAAATAAATTAAAGATCAAATTGTCTAATTTCTTTTAATTTAATTTTATTAAAATCTTCACTATTCATTTCTACACAATTTCCATTATTACATAAATACCAAGGCCATTCACCATCATTTATCAAAGACTTCCATTGTAATTTTAAGTTTATTTGTATTAATTTATCTGAAGATTTAAATTCAGGTTTAACAAAACATCTTGCATATTTACCTGAATTTAAAACAATTATGTAACCCATATTAGCCCATTTTATTAAATCTGACAATGAATTATCTGTCCTTACTAATTCATCAATATCTTCTAAAATAATATTTTGTTTTTTTTGTTCTAATATTTGATTTTCCATTAATTATTAATAATATTAATATTATTTCTTTAAGTTTTTTATTAAAAATATATTTTTATTATTTATTGTTTATTGTTTATTTTTATTGTTATTTATCATCAATTGTTATTTATTATTCATTGTAATGTTCTAATGTTCTTGCACTTGGATCATTTGTATTTGTATATTTTGGCATCCAATAATATGGTAATACTTGTTCTTGATTTGGATAATAATAATTAAAATAATTTAAATAAAATATTTTTTCCAATTCAATATTAGATAAATCTGATATATAATTTTCGTCATATTCACTCCATTTTATAATGTATTCTTGTATAATTTGAAATAATGACCTTCCATGTGATGAAACTCCATCACTGAATGCTTCTTTTTTTCTCCAAATTATTTCTTCTGGTAATAAATCTCTTCCAGAAAATGCTTCTCTCAACATAAATTTTTCCATATTTGGATGTCTTCTATTTTGAACTGGAATTGACAAATAACAATTTACAAAATTTTTATCTAAAAATGGTGTTCTTGGTTCTAAACCATGCGAGGATATACATTTATCTGATCTTAAAACATCAAACATATGAATATCTTGCAACAATCTCATAGTTTCTTTGTCATATTCAATTTCATCAGGACATTTATTCATATAAATATATCCTCCACACAATTCATCTGAACCATCACCATTAAATATAACTTTTGCCAAAGAATTTTCCTTGATGTACTTCCCAATTAAATAATTTCCAATACTTGCTCTAATTGTCGTCACATCATAACTTTCAATTGCATGTATCACTTCAGGTATTGCATCAATCATTTCATTTTCAGTAACTATAATTTCAGTATGTTTTGAACCAATATAATTTGCAACTGATCTAGCAAATTTTATATCTTCAGATTCTGCTAATCCAATGCTATAAGTCTCAACAGGTGGTAAATTATGCTCTTTCATATACAATGAAACTAATGAAGCAATTAAACTACTATCTAATCCACCAGATAATAAACATGCAATTGGCCGTTCAGTAGTTTCACATCTTTTAAACACTGCTAATTTTAATGTATCATATATTTCATCTAATTTTCTTTCATATTCATTCATATTATAAAAAAATGTTCTTGCATTAATATTCATAATATTATAATTAGTATTAATTGAATAAATACTAACTATTCCATTTGTTGAACCATTCTTATAAATTTGAATATTTGTATAAGTACTTGGTTTAAATTGATTTATTTTTAGATTGTTTTGTGACGCTATAGGTATTAATGTTTTCATTTCTGATGCAATTAAGTAACAATTATCTAAATCTTCAATAAAATATAATGGTCTAATGCCAAATGGATCACGTGCAACATAAATATTCGTTGGTGTGTATAAAACAAATGCAAATACCCCGTCAATTATTCTTAATGTTTGATCTATTCCATATTTATTAAAAAGATGAATTATAACTTCACAATCACTTTGTGTAGTTGGTTCAATGTTCATAATTTCATATAAATTTTTATAATTATATATTTCTCCATTGCAAATAAGAGTAATATCACCAATGGTAATTGGTTGATTCGAAATATTATTTAAACCATTAATTGCCAAACGATGAAAGCCAATTATTGAATTGTATTGTTTATAATATTTAATTAATGAAAATTCTGGACCACGTGATTTTCCATTTTTAAATGATTTTTTTATAATTTGTTTATCAAATTCATAATAATCACTATTAATAATAGTAAAAATTCCACACATTTTTATTTTTTTAATATAATTTGTGTTTATTACAATTTATAAAAATATATTTTTAAATCAATATATTTATATATTTTTTATAAAACAATTAATAAACATTTAAATTTAACATATTTGAATAATTGCCATCATTTAATATTAAACAATGGAATCTTTCAATTGCATGTCCTTCAATTGGATCATTGCAATATTCTAATAATTTGACAATTTTTATATAAAAATCTTTAGATTTTTTTAAAATGCATTTTTTCGAAACAATGAATTGTGCACCTGCTCCAAAAACAAAATTTTCATCATCAACATCACAATCAAATAACAATTTATATATATTTTTTAATTCGCATATTTTAAATCTACATCCATTGATATTACAATGTAAAAGTTCTTCACTTAAAAAATCAAAATTAATGTTTAAATTTGAATTATTTATAAAATTTTTAATGTTTGATATTATATTTGGTGAATGATCAAATGGGTTTCCTTGTAAAAATATTGTATATTCAGATAAGTTGTCATAATTATCATAAATGTATTTATAGTATGAATGTCCTTCTCTTCCAACATTTTCTAACAGAATTTCATTATTTATATCCAATTTATTACCCTTATTATATATTATAACATCATTTTCAAATTCTTTACACCAATTAATATTTTCATTATATCTTGCAACAACAATTTTAAACATTTATACTTATTGAATAATTAATAATTTACTGAATAACGCATTCAAAATAACTGATTCAAAATAATTTATTTTTTTATTAATTGCTATTTGTTTAATAATATTTTTTAAAACTTTATTTATATTTTCATTTTGTTCTTCTTTAGTTGTTCCTGCTATGCTATTACATAAAATTTGTTGATATTTATCACTTGTTTGTGAATGAGGATTACAAAAGTCTGGATTAATTTTTTGCCATTCATATATTTGTCTAAAATTTTTATTAGAAATTTCTTTAATGATATCTTTAAGTTTTTCTTGATTTTCAGGTTCTTTAATCCAAACATCATTTTCTTTGATATAAACTATTTCCCTTTTAATATCAGAACAATGCATTGGTCTTAAATCTATTCCTAATTCTTCTAAATTTCTCATAACAATTCTTGATATTCCTTCAACATATCCTAAATTTCCTGTTTCTTCCAAGTCAGACATTTCAATTTTACAAGAATTTACAAAATCAGAAATATTCATTGCATCTTTACATCTTTCATTTAAAAAAAAATTTAAATTAAAAGTTGAATTGTGTGCTGTATTATTTATTACAATTGTATTATTTCCATCATTATTCATATTATTTGTATTAAATTGTGTTGTTAATGTAGTACAATTACCAACTGTTATATCCATTATTCTTTGATGCAATTCATTATTTTTTTGCAATAAATCGTAAACCATTCTTGTAGT